GATGGTAATGGGTTTATGGATCAATATATTAAGTATATAGACAAACATATTTACAAATTATTTCCTAAAAAACAAGACGCTCAAACAGCAGACGCTGTTGTTGAATTATTTCGCAAGCGTGAAACGCTAGAAATATTTAATAAAAAGGCCCTATACATCTATATACGCGAAATTACAGACGTATCCACCCCTCAGATAACTAAAATCATTAAAAAACTTAAGGTTATATATGTTCATTTATACAATGAATACTATGAGCACGGGTATATAAAGATTTAATTATTCATATTTATTGATAAACGCAATTATGGTTAATTTTAATGATGTAGAAGTATTTGATGGTATGTCCCTATCGGACCTGTTTAAGAAAATACACAAGAATAATAAAGATATTGATAAGAAGATTGAGGATTTCATTGATACTATGAAACCAATGGCAACAGCCAACGTAGGTAATGCAACAAACTTAATGCCTGTTGTTAAGGATTTACTTGATGTTAATGTTAAAAATAACGAACAATTAGTAAAGATGGCAGCTATAGCACAACGTGCTTCTACTTTAAACAATAATAATAGTAATGAATTATTAGATATGAATGAGATTGAAGCATTATTAGCTGAACAAAAAGAGGTACAAGAGAAAGGACAAAAATTGTTACAACAAGCTCCTCAATATCAAGCTTAAATGAGAGTAAGAACTAACCTATCATCCGTTGTTGCCTCTGTTGGTAAAGGAAAAACTTCCCCACCTCGAAAAGCCCAAGTAGGTAGAGTATATGGAGTAGTTACTACTGAAAATACCCCTACAGCTGCTATGTTTAAAAAAGCAGGGGGATTCAATGGTATAGGTTCTGTATTTTATTTAGATTATAATCAAGCAAAAGATACTGCTGGTAATGCTGGGGATGATTTTTTAGATAAATGTAAAATTGCTAAATCATTATCTTCCCAGTTTCAATATTTTCCTATATTAGGAGAATTAGTTTACTTAGAAGATTTACCTTCTCCTACTTCACAAGTTACAAGTAACAATTCCCAAAAATACTATATTAGTGTAGTTAATTTATGGAATAACAACCAACAAAATAGTCAACCAGCATCTGATCAATCAGCTTTAGGTTTAACGTTTGTTGAAAATCCAAATGTTAAAACTCTATTATCTTTTGAAGGTGATCATATTATTCAAGGTAGACAAGGTTCTGCTTTAAGATTTGGTTCAACCACTAAATTATTTTCTAATTTAAATGAATGGAGTGAAATAGGAAATGATGATAATCCAATAACAATATTGTCAAATGGGTTTAGTTATGAACCTGGAGAGAAATTCCATGTTGAAAAAATAAATAAAGACTTATCTACAATTTATCTTACTTCAACACAAAAACTTCCTTTACAACCTGATAGAACAGGTAATGTAAATCCACTTACTAGCCCAATAGATCCATCAAAATATTACAACGCTCAGATTATTATTAATAGTGATAGAGTTACTTTAAATTCTAAAAAGGATGAAGTAATGATATTTGCTAAAACAAATGTTGAAATAAGCACTAAAAATATTATTAATCTAAATGCTAATGAAAGGATTCACCTTAATGGAGGAACTGTTTTTTTAGGTACTATAAATAATCAATTACCGTCTGAACCATTGGTTTTAGGTAACAAAACGTATGATTTATTACTTGATTTATTAGGTGGTATGTATGAATTTGGTACATCACTATCCACTGTTATTGGTAGTCCTGAAGGTGCACCTGCTATAGATATTAATACTGCTGCTGAAGGATTATTAAATACTTTAGATAGAGCTACAGACAGATTAGAGGGTATTCTTTCACAACAAAACTTTACAGCTTAATGTCTAATAATTTAAGTATATCAACTGTAGTTTCTCCTGATATTTTAAAAACAATATCATCATCAGTCGCTATTAAAACTTTTGGTGATCAATTAGTAAATAAAGCTAAAGATAAAGTTATATCTGTTGTTGAAGGAAAAGTAGGAGAGTTAAAAAAATTAATTGAAGAAACAATTAAACAATCAGTTCAAGCAGGAATAGATCATAATACTGAGTTAAAACGTTTAGAGATAATTTTTAAAAATAAACAAATTACTGAAGAACAGTATAATGCTGCTGTTGCAAAAGAAAATGAAGCTTATAAAGCTAAAATAGATAGTTTAGAAGCTCAAAAAATTAAGTTTCAAGAAGATTTAACTAAAATACTTTCTGATCCTTATAAAAAATTAAAAGCAGAAAGAGAAAAATTAAAATTAAAACTTAAAAAACGAAAAACAAAAAATAAAGCTGAAAGAGCAAAAGCAAGAAGAGACTTAGCTAAAAAAATGGCTTTAAACGCTGCTAAAACTTTAGCACCTATTATTGCTTTACAAATTGCTGGTAGACTTGCTTCTATATTATCCCAAAGAGGCAAATTAGAAATTTTAGTAGATCAAGTAAATGCTTATATTGAACAAGCAAACACCCCCGAAACAATTGCTATTGCTACTAATCTAAGAAATAATACTATTACTTTAATTAATAATAGTATAGGTAAATTATCTTCACTTCAAAAAACAATATCTCAGATTGCAACATACATTACTATATTTAGTACAATTGTAGCTATATTATCTGCTATCCCTATCCCAACTGCTGTACCTCCTGGTATTGGTATTCCCGTTAATGTAATTATTAAAATTGTTAAAACACTTGAAAGAGCAAATAAACTAATTCTTGCTTTAAATGTAGTATTAGCTATTTCTACCGTAGTATTAGGAAATGAAATTTCTAAATTAAACGATCTAATTGAAAGACTAAAAACAGTTAACCAATTATTAGACTTAAAATCAGCAATTAATCTAAATGAACAACAATTAGCTGATTTGTCTAATGCTTTCCTTCCAACAGGTGGTGATTTTGGAACATATAAAGGATTTAAGTTTGCTATTAAAGAAGAACAAACATTAGGTGCTCAACAAGCAATTGTTGTTAAAGGAAATAAACGCCGCTATGCTGTAGCAATTAATCGTGATGGTACAGATATATTGAGAAGTGAATTATCATTTACTTTGGACCCTAACGATCTAATAGACCAACTAAAACTAATTATCGATCAACGAAATTTACAAGGATAAAATATTTATAATTATGAACATCAAAGTATTTAAAAAATTAATCAAAGAAGCCGTAGTTGATGCTATTCATGAAGAGTTACCATACATTCTTGAAGAGCACATGGCTAAACAAGAGAAAAAATCATTACGTGAAAACAAAACATTTAGCTATAGTAGCGCAGATGTAATGCCTGGCAATCCAGACGTTAAAGCATCACTACGTAGTAAAATGGGTGAAGCCTTTGGCTTCCAACAACCACAACCAGTATTAAAAGTAATTGATGCTGTTGATGAAGCTACTGGTGAAAAAATAAATCCATTTGCTGCTTTTATTGCTGATGCTGCTAATAACATGTCACCAATGGACAAACAAGGATTAAGAAATTTAGGATAATATGCCAATACCTCAAACAATACGTGTAAATCCGTTAGATTTACAAAAGAATATTGCTATTGGGGTAAGCTTACCTTTTAATAAACCCTTTACTAGTACTTATACTACTAAAAATCAAATTAAATCTAATTTAGTTAATTTATTATTAACGGATATGGGTGAAAGAGTAATGAATCCTAATTTTGGATGTAATTTAAAAAGATATTTGTTTGAAAATATAAATGATGTTAATGCTGAAAAGGTTAAAAATGCTGTATTAAGTAGTGTAGGATATTATATTCCTGAAATTACAGTAACTAGTATTGCTGTAACTCCAAATACAGATTATAACTCAATAGATATAAGTGTTAACTATATATTAAATATATCACAAACCCCAGACGAAATAACAGTACAATTTAATTAATAATGACTAACGAAGATCAAAATATATCATATATAGATAAATCGTTTACGGAATTTAAAGGACAGCTACAACAGTACGCTAAAACATATTTCCCTAACACATACAATGATTTCTCCGAACCAACTCCAGGTAATATGTTCATTGAAATGGCATCTTATGTTGGTGATGTAATGTCATTTTATTTAGATACTCAAACTCAAGAAAATTTCTTATTATTTGCTAAGGAAAAAGAAAATTTATATGCACAAGCATATGTAATGGGTTATCGTCCAAAAGCATCTTATGCTTCAAGCACTATAGTTGATGTTTACCAAATTGTTCCAACCACAACAAGCGCCAGTGTACTTGTACCTAATGTTAATACATATGGGTTATTAATACCAGCAAATACAGTAATAACATCAACATCTACAGGTACTAAATTCATTACAACACAAGAAATTGACTTTACAAATACAGCTAGTGCTGAACTTACTTTTGTAAATAGTGGAAGCTATCTAATTAAAAAATCAGTACCTGCTATTTCAGCTGAATTAAAATCAACTACTATTAGTTTTGCTCCTAATCAAAAGTTTGCAACTGCTAATATTACTGATACTAATATTTTACAAATATTAAACGTAACAGGAAGTGATGGAAATATTTTTTATGAAGTTCCTTATTTAGCCCAATCAACAATTTTTCAAAAAACATCTAATACTGGATCAAATCAAGATCAGGTGCCTTATTTATTATCTTTACAAAGAGTTCCTAGACGTTTTGTTTCTAGAATTTTATCTGATAATACAATTCAATTAGAATTTGGAGCAGGTGTATCTAATAAATCTGATTCTCAAATAATTCCAACTGCTGGTAATATTCAATCTGGCTCTGTACCTGGTATCTCATTAATAACTAATAATTATAATGAAGCATCTACTTTTTTTACTCAAGAATATGGTTTAGTACCTTCAGATTCTTTGACAGTAAATTATTTAGTGGGAGGTGGTATCCAATCAAATATTCCTGTTAGTGATTTAACGGATATAGATGTTTCTTCTATTACTTCAACTAAAAATGGATATGCGGGAGATTTATTTAATACTATTAAAAATAGTGTAGTATCTTCTAACCCGAACCCATCATCTGGAGGTAGAAATGGTGATACAATTGAAGAAATTCGTCAAAATGCTTTATATGCTTATTCAACCCAATTAAGAGCTGTAACTAAAGATGATTATATTGTACGATCACTAGCAATGCCTGCTGATTATGGTACTGTATCTAAAGCATATATTTCTCAAGATTTTTATAATAACCCACAACAAACTACATCTTATACGCAAGGATTTAATCCATTATCTTTAGATTTATATGTTTTATCTTATAACAGTGCTAAACAATTAGTTACAGGTTCAGCTTTATTAAAAAATAATTTAGCAACCTACATTAACCAATATAGAATGGTTACTGATGCTATTAATATTAAAGATGCCTATTATATTAATGTTGGTATTAATTTTGATATAACAGTATTAAGTGGGTACTCTAATAAAGATGTATTAACTAATTGTATATCTTCTTTACAAAGTCACTTTAATATAGACAACTGGCAAATAAACCAACCAATTGTCTTATCAGAAATAACTTCTAAATTATTACAAATTAGAGGAGTACAATCTATAGTTAAGATTGAAGTAGTAAATAAACAAGGAGGAGATTATTCCCCATATGGATATGATATTGC